GGTCGACTGTAGCAAAATTGATTTTTACGGACCCTTCGCGAGCTAGTTCGCGATGCTTGGATTGATCACTAAATCGGACTCTACCATTCGATTCCTTCTCAATGTTTTTCCGAAGGTAATCATTATAACCCAAGGAAATAGAAGACATTGATAAGGGTTCGACGGAGATTGTCCGAGGGCCGCGGGAATCCTTTGGAACAAACGCCAACCGGCAAGCCGGTAAGGGGTCTGTTATAAAAGGCTTCTGCGATGTAGACGAGGGTCTAGATCTAAAGTATCCAAGGAAGGGCTTCGCCGCTTTAGGAACGCCGCCAATTACTGTCACAGGTGCCTTTTTAGCCGTTAATTTGCAAAGGTTTGAATCCTTAGCAAATGCACGGTTTAAAGGGTATCCGTTCTCGATAAGATATCTGGAAAGCTTCGATCTTGGAGTAGAACGCCTTCCTGCCAGAATACTGGTAGAATGACGATACAGCTCAGAGACGATCTTCCCATTTTCGAGAAAGGATCCGGGTCCAAACCGGGGCCTGCAACAACCAAGAATGTGGTCGGCAGAGACCGAGGACAGATGAGGATAAAGGTATTCGAATATTTTCCTAAGTTTCTCATCCCAAACGTAAAGGGAATGATAGTTCTTAGATTCGAAAAGCCTCATCTCATCCTCGCATTTCTCGTACTTTGCTTCTGCCTTCAGAAGCTGGGACTCAGTAAAGGGCATGGCTATTTTGTAGCCGTACTCGCAGAGTTGCCGAATACGAAAAACGTCGATTGAATCTCCACTCACGGCAGATTTGAACAGCGAACCCAGAAACCTGGGAGAGCCATCCTTCTTACGCATAAATGAAGTAGGCAGAGCACACTTTGTGTGATTACCTCGAGCCTCAATACATGCAAGCATGTACTTCGAATAAAGCGGAAGGATACGGGACACGAAGGGTAACCCTTCCTTATCTATTCTGTTGAGTAGGTAAGCCCGGTCATCTTTGCTAAGAGAGAGGTCCCTCGCAAGACTTCCGTAAATGCCGCGCAGCCAAATTGAGAGCCTAGCTTTCTTTTTCCCAGTTGCGTATGTGCTAGTCATACTAACCGCTCGCCCCTCATTTGGGACGTTAAAGATTAACGGGAAGAGATAATCATTGTCCTTCTCCGCAATCCATAGTGTCGGTAGCGATAGCAACAACCGGGAATAGAAAGAGTCGACTAAGTTTAGACCTCTCCTTGGAGGAGACGGTTTAAGGTAGTAGCATCAATGAATATATTAATTTCATTGAGCATGGCTTCCACCTCAGCTGTAGTAAACTCTTCCGGAACGTTGAAAGTAACGTTAACGGTAGCGGCCTTTTTAGAGGAAACACCATTAACGGTGACGATCTTCTCGATTCGACGGATCATAGCGCAAGAAATAGGCGCAGTCTGGCCAGCCTTTCGGGCCCCAGTAAATTTGATCCGATTCTGAGGGTCGGCAAATGTCGCAGTATTAAGCGAGTATTCGCCGGTACCAATAGAATTAAAAGTCGATGAGCCGATCGTAATATTGTTGAAAGACATGACGTTACTTCCTTTTGTTCTTTCCAAAAAGGTACCAAAGGTTAAAGGTCTCGGTTATACCGGGCCATTTCCACTCAGG